TGTCTGATCCGAAGGGGTTTTCATCTGATTCAGGCTCTGAATCAAAAAGTCCTCCGAACATTTTATCAAGTTCAGAAATACACTTAAAAAAAAAATTGCGGAATGATAAACATCGACAAACTTTGCCTCCAACATATCCTGTGCGTATTCTTCGTGTTTACTCGCATCGTATTTGTCAAGCCTCCAACCGAAGATTGTTTTCTTCATTGGCATAACCATAGTCGCTGCTAACTTGTGAATGTTTGTCACAAGATCAGCACCATAAACTTTGCTTTCAATATACCTCGCAGCAGGTATGTTCCTGACATCGTAAATGCACTTGTATCGTTTTCCGTTTACATCAATGTACTTTACAGGCTTACCTTCGATATCGTTTGCAAGAAAGTTAAGATTTTCCTTTGCCTTGTTGAAATCAGCAATTGACATTGATAGCACTTCGTTCTCTGTCTTTGAAGTTACAATGCTGATCAGCTTAACTGTTTTGTCAATGTCATCTTCTATTTTAAGGGCATTAACAAGCTGCTGATATTGAAATAAGTTTAAGTCCTGCCAATTCATTAATAGTGTATTTTATCGTACCATTCTGTAAACATAAAATATAAAGCTACAAGTACAATCGGAAAGCATATGATGACTGCTGATCCGAACCATAATATACTAACTATGTATTTCAGTATTGTCTGAAAGATTGATTGTGATTCGCTTTCCCATAGCTGAAAAAATCTTCTCAACAACGGATAGTCTTGGTGGATTGCCATTTTCAATTCGGTTTATTGAAACAAAGCTGATTCCTGATTTTGCAGCTAATTGTTTCTGCGTTAATGATTGTTCTTGTCTTGTTTTCTTTAATAGTTCACCGATCATATTTCTGTTTGTTTAATTACATCTTTTGTCTTCAATGACTTATTGTTCTGCACAAATTCATAAAACTCATTCGCCTTTTCCTCTCTGCTTGTCATTGAACCTACAATATACTTTCCATCAATTTCAAGGTAATAACTAACCTCTCCTAAAAAGCTTACCTCTTTGATTAATTCGATTTTCATAATAAGTGGTTTTTACAAATATAAACAAATGTTTTAATTATTTAAAAACTTTTTTAAACCATCAGCACTCTTTGTGATTGCCTCTGCTCTTTCATACAGGCTCTTGATTTGGTCCTCAATTTCTCTTTTATCATAACTGCAATAGTACCCATTTGAAGTTGCTATTACAGGCAGGATTCCTTCACTCCTAATAAAGTTTGTAATCTTTCTCAGCCTTGCTCCTGTCATCTTGCATCCGAAATTATACTTCTCGTTTAACTTCTCACAGATCACATCAGATTTAACAGGGTTATCTTTTGTTTTTGTTGATAGTCCCTGAATGACTAATTGAACAAAATTCTTTTCATCATCCGTAAGAGGGCAGGTTTCTTTTTCGAAATTTGTAATCATAAACAGTAGTTATCTTGAAGTAAACCAATAATGATTGCACCGATCAATAAAGCTAAAATTAAATTTAAGTTTTCCTTTTTCATAATAGTGGGTTTATTTTTTTATTAATTTCAAATTGAGTTCCTGTGCAACATAATTAATGTGCTTTTGTGTAGTTTGAGACCAATAACCTAATTGAATAAGATAGTCGCCATCTATTTTTGCTACCAATGTTTCGTAGCTTTTTACATACTGAAATCCATCAGTTCCTAAAACGATTGAAAGGTTTTGTTTGTACTTTGTCATAATAAGTGGTTTTGTTTATACAAATATAAATCTTATTTTAATACAAAATACAAAAAGCTAAACTTTTTTTTAAAGAAAACTGTATTTGCCTGTTCCTGCTTTGAAATTCATATTATGCCATGCAAGTGCAAGAGCCATAACGCAGTCATCATGAAAACCTGAAGGTGCTGAATATTTAACCCCTGATGCTGAATATTGATACTCAAATGTTTCTAACTCATTGACTATCAAACCATTAGGAAAGCCAATCTTGCCTGTATGAATAGCTGTTTGAAGCCCTGTCATGAGCTGCTGCTTTGAAGTTTGGGTAAACTTGAAAGATTGAATATTCATTCCTGCTCTTTGCAGGTCTTCGAATATAGGATCACCAACCCCTGTAGAATCAATTAAAATAGGCTTTTTAGGCAGTTTCTGTATCTCAGCTTTGGTACTACCCCAATCCTTTTGAAATCGGCTAAAAAAGGCTGTATTCCCCTCAGAATCCAATCCTATTATAACTGTATAGTCATATGACTTTGCAAGGTCTATTCCGAATACTACAGGCTCTCTGTTGCTTATTGGCTTGATACAGTTCCTGATGAAGTCATTACCGAATGGATTGGCTGCGTTCTCCATTGGGTTAGCCATGTACTCTTGCTCAAATACAGCCACAGGCAATTGGCTTCTCGCATCATCAATCTCTGCCCTGTCTATGTATGGGTTATCGTAGGTGCTATATTTAAAAGATGCCCAATCTGTTTCACCTGCTGCCCCCTTCATGTAAAGACTAAAAAAGTAATTCTGCCCTCTGGGAGTTGAAAGAAACATTGCCCAACCTTTGTAGTCAGTTAGTGTTGGTCTTATTGAATTGAGCCATCCGTTTTCTAAATCTGAAATAAAAGCTGCCTCATCTATTATAACACCATGAAACTTTCGACCTCGTAAACCATCTAACCTTTCACCTGTAAAGAACTCAACTGATCCACCGTTCGGGAAGTCAATCTTTAAATCTGATTGGTTTTTGGGGTAAGGCAATGCATTCCCTAACTTATTAAAAAATACTTTTGCAAGTTTATATGTAGGGGTTATGTATGCAAGATTCTGACCGAAACAGGCAGTCTTTACAATCTTAATAAGGCATAGTTCACTCTTACCGAATCTTCGACCGCACATAAGCACATTAAACCTTGCTTGACTTTCAAGAATTGGTTTTTGATTAATATGTGCAGCGGAAAACTCAATTCTCATAATATTGATTTGCCTTCAACAAATACTATCTCCACCTTATTATCTGTGTTGATGTCCATTTGTTCTTTCGGCTTACCATATACCCTTGTCAGTAATGTTTCAAGTGAATACAAACTTCCCTTTTCTAAACTCTTTCTCATTGCGTGTGCAACTGTTTTTTCAAGTACTGTTGCCTGTGGATTATCCCATACAGCTTTCAATTCCTCAATAGTCATTGACATCATTGCCTGAATGCTGTCGTTTATTTCGGATAGTTTATATCCTTGCTCTTTTAAAAGGCTGACATATTTTCTCGGTCTTCCTTTCGGATTACCTGACTCACCTTTTTCCCAATTATTTATAACACCACCATGTTCTTGTTCGATTTTCTTTGCCATTGTTATGCCATTGTTTTTAATTCAAATGATGCTGTTATTCTATCATGACTACCTGTGCTTGTTAAAACACCAGTTTGTGGAGTTTTTCTTCCAATTCTTGTACATGACCATTTATTATCTTTTTTCAATCCATATATTAAACTTGGAGAAGAAGTAAGTATATTAAATCTATATTTATTTTTTTTATAATATTCGCCTATCATATTCAAAAATTTTAAACCAAATCCAGCACCTTGATAATCAGGCAATACAACTAATCTATGCACTTTCTTCATATTCGTAACTTTTGGATGTGGTAAATGTAAAACAGACAGGAAACCTGCTATATTATCGTTTATTGTAGCAATATAAACATTTGCAGCATTGTTATGTGTATGACTCAAATAATGATGCTTTGCAAACATTTTCCATATTGTTTTATCGTTTGTACTGAATATCTCGAATTTGATGTCTGGTCTATTTTTTTTTTGCCCTTCGCATTTACGAAAGGTCATTGTATCTGTGTCAAATACCCAATCAGGTAACAACCAATCTTCAACATCGAAATGACAAGTTACAGCTATAAACTTTTTGTTAGTTTTTCTGATTGCCTTTTGCATTGCAAATGATCCTATTTGTGCAACATTTCTATCAACAACACTTGTAAATTCATCAAATACAAATAACTCTTTATCAGATAATATTGCATTTGCTAAATCAACTCTCATCTTTTGCCCATTACTCAAAACTGAATAAGGTTTTAACCAACTTGGTGGGCTGCTAAATCCTACAGAATTGAATGCTGATGTTATTTGCTCGACTGAACAACTTTCAGGCATATCATCCAATACTGTTTCTTTGTTATATTCAAAATTTGTTATATATGATTCTGGGAATAATTGTTTTGCAATTGTTGTTTTACCTGTCCCACTTTTACCTACTATTAATCCAATTTGCCAATTATCATCAATGTCAATACTTCCTTTGAATTGTTCAATTATATGTTCACTCTGTAAATCGAATTTACCGATTACAGATGCAACCCTAAATGTTTTTTTAGGCTTTGTTTCTTTTATAATGTCAAAAGTCGGCATTCGTAACCCATTTCAATTAACTTGTTATATTTCTGTTCTTGCTCAATTTCATCTTTACAAACAACTTCAATTCTGAATGATGTTTTAATTTTTTCACTTAAATCATCAGGTTCTTCCATTGGCTTAAATAATGGTATATCCAATCCCCATTCCTCTAAAACTTGATTATCCCATTCATTTGCTAACATATCCCAATCCCATTCACCAAATCCTACATTATCTTTGATTATAAATTCTTTCTGCTGTTCCTCTGTTAAACTCGAAGCCTTTATAATAGGCAGTTCTTTTAATCCTGCTTCCTTACAAGCCTTTAAACGCATATTACCGCCCAATACGACCATGTCATCATTAACTACGATAGGTCTTATATTAAGCATCTGTGGAAACTCCTGAATGCTTTTAACAAGTTTCTTGAACTTGTCATCCTTTATGATTCTTGGATTGTTTGGGTTAGCTTTAATTTCCCCTACCTTGACCACGATAATTTCGCTCTTTTCTGTCATGCTTATTAAATGATTTTTGTGCTTTTCCTTTCTTTCGTTTACCAAAGGTAACTTTTATTTTATCCTGTGATCCTTTTTTCATCTTACATTAATTGATAAATCTTTGACCATTCTGTAGGTAATGATACCTGTTTGTGTATTCTATACCCTAACTGCAAAAAGAACTCATCCCAATCTTTTTGATCTTTTATATTTATATGTCCCCACATTTCATCATTAAAAGTTTCTAAACTTGTACTGCTGAAAAGAATCCATATTGGATTGATCTGCTGAAAAATGGTTTTTATTTCATCATCAGTCATATGTTCTGCTGTTTCAATGAACATCAGAATATCTGTTTTAGGCAGTTTAGTGACCAACTTTAATTCAGGTAAATTTTTCTTTAAATATTCTTTATGGCTCTTAAACTTTTCAAATGCATAAACTTTGAATCCATGATCAATTGCTGCTTTGCTGTATGCTCCGACTCCGCAACCATAATCGAGAATACTCGCCCCATATCCATTGAGTTGAGCAACTGTATTTCTTGCCAAGTCCATGAATGCAGGATTATCTAAACTAACACCCATTTTTAATTCTGTTTGCAAGAATTCTTTATCAGTACATTTTGCCATAAATTTCAATAAATCTGTTATGTGTTTGTTTCATTAATTCTGTGTATGCTTTTTTATCGCCATATCTTTCATGGCACATTCTGCACATTGCCATTAGGTTTTCGATCTTGTCTTTATCTTTGCTGCCACCCATGCCCCTGCAATCAATATGATGAATGTCAACAGCTTTATTACCGCATACTTCACAGCCAATAAAATCTTCGAGTCCATAACCAAAATATTTCATGTAAATTTTAGTGTGCTGCTTCATTTCGTACCATCTTGTAAAGGTTCATGCACTTCAGGCTCTATTCTCCTGTAATGCTCTGACCATAAAATTTTAGTTAAAGTTATTGATTTTTCTACAACCTCTTGCTCTGTTGCTTCCGGAAATAATATGTGAAAAACCTCATGGATGACAATTTCTAAATGCTTACGGGATTTGATCGAAGGATCAATTTCGATCAGACCATCAGAATGAGCAATACCCCAAGCTTTTTCTTTTCCAAGCTTACGGTATTTAATCCTGATCTTTGGCTTTCCTTTTCTAAGCAGCAATGTCATCTTTCATTTCCATTAAATCGGGTCTTTCTAAATCTGACAAATCTATTTTATGATTACCTCGCACCTTTGCCAATGCCCTCCTGTATATTTCCTCTTTTCTGTATAACTCCTGCATTTTCTTAATCAAATACACTTCCTGTTCTTCGATGCTCATTTTATTTATTTTTTTAGGTAACATATTATTTGTCGGTTTTAGAATGAAATTTA